GATGTATCACCGTCAACAATACCCGGCTGTAAAATATTTGCAAAACTATATGTAATATAATCTTGCACAGATTTTACTGTTGTTAATCCATCATTATTTAATGATACAACCCCGCCACCTGGGTCAGTGATTACAAAGTCATTTGCAACAGCATCAAACGCATAATTAAAAATATTACGCTCATAATTTACTGTACCACTAACATCTATCATAGATGCTGGTGTTGTAATATATAATCGCCCTTCGGCATTAATACTGTTTGTTGCAAAAGGCAAAGTTGTTCCTGTTGCATCTTGTAATTTAAAAGATCCTGTTCCGCTTGATCCGCCTGTGACAAACGGTGTCTGTTCATTAAAAACTATTCTTGCTGCAGGTAGTGAACCTCTATCAATTTCTACACCTGCTATATAACTAACTGATGCACTTATTCCTGCACCAGACTCACCTTCGTTTAGTGTAATAATATTATCAGCAATAGTAGTAACGGTTGATTCTACTGTAGTTTGCGTTCCTTTTACTTGAAGGTCCCCATTTATAACAACAGTACCTTGTACAGCTGAAGCGCCGTCAGTGGTATCCAAAGTAATAGTGCCTGTTGCTCCATTACTAACAGTAATTTTATAATTACCACCGGTTACTTTTTCTATTTTTGACATTTAAAATTCCTTAAATTGTTGTGGGGATCTCGCCCCACAACATTTATATCTTACTTTAAGTTGCTTGTGCGTCAACAACAATGTTGCCAGCGCCTGTAGCTGCTTTAGTTGCTACTCCAACTGAGTCATATTCTGTAAATCCAGTACTATTAACACCTGTTAATTCAAATGTGTTAGTTGCTTTATTAGCTACTGTATATGCAGTTTCAAGGTTAAGCTCTACCATTCCAACTACGCCGCGAATAGATACTTTATCTCCGTTGCTGAAGCCGTGTCCGGTTGCTGTGATAACACATGGATCAGCTTGCGTTGCACCTGAAATAACTTTTTCAATTGCAGACGAAGCACCAGCTGCATCGCGTGACCACTTGTGCTTTGTTGCACCTTCGAGTTGCATTTTTCTGTTGTACATTTTTGTAATCTGTTTAGTAACACCGTCACTGTCAGTTACGTTAATGCAAAATTCACCAGCACCTAATCCACCGATTGATTTGTTAACAAGTGTACAAGTTTCTGTTTTGTTTCCATCAGTTACGATGAATTTATTTGTTGATCTTTGTGACACAATATGTGACTCAGTAGTAATTTCTCCACCAGCTGCAAATTTAACTGCTGTTACTTGGATTTTACCGGCTCCGTCACCAATGTGTTTTTTATTAATTGGTCTTCCCATTTGTTTATCTCCTTTAAAACGTTCTAGGTTTACGCAGTGGGTCATTTCTGCATAAGTCCGCATCATGCGGCACGATTATTGACACAAGTATTTATCCAAAGACAAAAAAGGCTCTATCAAGTTAATGATAAAGCCTTTCATCTAACTTAGGATATCTCCTAACTTATGTACTTAATATAACAAACTATCAAGCAGAAGTCAACCTTTTATTTAATAAAAAGTTAATCTTTTTTATGTGGCGCTGTTTAATGATTCGTAGAAAGCACCAAAGCGTATAATTATCCATTACACTCTCCTCGTTAAAGGGTTAAGGGCGTTCCTTCGCTTATGCTACTCCCGGGCTGTATGCCTGAACGTAATAATATTTAGTCAAAAAAATAGGCGCCGTAGCGCCTACTTTAGTATATCTATTAATTACAGAATTAACTGAATGTAACACCTGTGATTGACACACGTGATAGATAATCTGCTGCGTTACCTAATGAACTTGCAGTGTTGTTTAGCTCAACATATCCGTATCTAGTCATGAAACTCACAACTGGCTCGAATGATGATGGATCTAATACAACGCCACTTGACATTAGTGGGATATATGGGCAATAAAACGCTGCTGCGTCTGATTCGCTTGATCCCTTGTAACCTACAAGTACGTCTTGGTTATCAGCAGCATATGTGTTTACATATACTTTCATTGCATTGTTTAAAGTACCAACCATCTTAGTGTTAGTTGGAGCTTCAAAAGTGCCTTCAGTTGTTCTTGCGAACGCTGAAGTTGTTGCTGATTGAAGTACTGTTAATGCAAACGGACTCACAACTGCCCAGTTACCTGCGCCTCTACGTGTACGTTGTGCAATTTTGTTACTTGCGCGGTTGATCATAACTGCTAATGCAGCATGCTCGTCACCTACGAAAGTAGCTGTACCTGATACACCAGCTTGATCATACTGAGTATCGGCTTCAGCTGTTCCTGCTAGGGCATATAGGCTACCAAGTACTTCTTGGTCAATCTCAGCTGTAATTTCTTGAGCCAAAGCAGCCATAATTTCTGCTTCAACATCAATACCATGCTGTGATTGTGCGTCTTGTGCAGACTCAAAAGTCCAACGAGCTGATAGCTTTCTGGATTTTGCTTCTACAGTTTGCTTCAAGATTTGAATTGACATCTTGTTACCAGCTTCACCTTCTAGTGCTGCTGTTGATGCCGCTGTTCCTGCTGTTGCACCTGAGTACGCTTCAGCAATCTTGAACGGTGATAGTGCTTCTTCACCAGCTACAGTACCGCTTGCGCCTGTACCAACTGTATCCGAATAACGAACACGTAGTGTGTGAATTTGCCCTACTGGGCCAGTCATAGGCTGAACACCAACGATTTCATTAGCAATGACTGTTGGCATTACACGTCTGATGACGGGTAAAATAACTCTGTTAAGAGTTGCGACGTTACCGGCGGATGTTGCGCCTGCGCCTGCAGTTTCTGACAAATACTTACGTGTATTTTCCAGTGTGCATGACATTACAGATTTCTTTGTGCCTGATAGGCCTTCAAGAAGTGCGCTCTTGGTATCCAGCCAGCGACTTTCTAATAGTTCTGACATAGTTTTCTCCTTAATTTAAACCAGCTAAACGTCTAATGTCAACGACATTATCGTCTTGCTTTGAACTAACGTTAGTTTGTTTTCTATTGCCTGTTACTTCTGTGCCTTCTGTAAGTTTTGCCTTCTGCTTCGCTGGAGATTTACCATCAATTACTGACGGTAGGTACTTGTCAAATGCAGATTGTAGTCTGTTTGTTTGTACTGATTCCAGTAAATCTGTCATGATTTCTTGTTCTGCTCTGTTTAGTGGGCTTAACAATCCATCAATCGTTTCTTTGCGTTCAGCAACTAGTGCCATACGCTTAACTTCCTTCGCCTTAGATTCAGCTAACGTTTTTGCTTTTATTGCAAATGCCTTTGCCTCGACTAGTTGTTTGTCTTTAACTGCGACTACATTCATAAGTTTTGCAACTTCTGAATTTTCATTCAGATGACTAGTTGCGTACTCTGATGCAAACGCTTCAAACATTTTGCGACCGAAATCGTTCTTACGTGCTTCATCGATATCTTCCTTCAATGCGTTGATTTCACCCTTTAGAGTGGACTCAACGATTTTCGATACCTTGTTAGCACCTTTTGCAATAAAGTCTTTTTTGACTTCAGCAAATTTACTTTTAGCTTCACGTACAAGTTTTACCTTGGTTTCAGCTAAGTCTTTTTTGTCTTCGTGGAACTCTGCAATTTCTTTAGCAAGTGCATCGACAATAAAGTTCTCAAGCATACTGAATTTATCAGACATTGCTTTTTGATCTTCATGAAGCTCAGTAACTTCTGACTTTAGTGATTGCATAACAAATTTTTGCATTAACGATGCGTCTTCACGCATTTTTACAGCATATTTTGCTTTGGCTTCAGCTAATTGTTTGCGGTCTTCTGCAAACTCAGAAATTTCTTCAGCTAAACGCTCGGAGATCATAGCATCAATAGCCTCAACCATAGTTGATTTATCATGCTCATATTTCTTAGCAAATTCTTCGCGAAGTTCAGCAGTTGCTTGCTGACGGTTCTCTTTGATTTTGCTATCCCATGCGCCTTCGATTTCAGCACGGATTTCTTCGGAAACTACATCGTTTTCAAAAAGTGTTTTAAGTGCGTCCAACATATTATTTTCTCCTTTTATTGGAGTCTACTGATTATATTAACCAGAGATTCTTTTAAGTATTTTTGTGCCTTTGGGTCGTGTTTGGTTGCCTGTGCAAGTTCGTATGCCTTCATTCCTCCACGTGCATTCATTAAATGTTCGTAGATTGGTGTAGGATACGCACCAGGGGCGCTGGGCTGAGCCACAACGTCCACAGTG